AAAAATCTTCTTCTTTCTTCAGAGTCAAGGTAGATATAATCAACCATAAGACCGCATGAACCAAGAGCAAGAGTGTTGGGAGTAACATCAGTATCTTTACCACTGGTAACTAAAAGGTTAGCAGCAGCTTCTAATTCTAAGTTAACTCTGACTTCGTGGTATTGGAGAGCAATGAGGGGAAGAGCAAGACCAGTGTTTCTGCAGAACCAGAATTGGAGAGGGATATAGAGAGTATATTCGGGAAGAACTTCAACGGATGAAGAACCAGCTGTTTCGTTGCTGCCAGAAGCAAGACCTCTGAGTTCAGTGAGTTCGGGAACATCACCAATCATCTTACCATAACCTCTTTCTTGTTCTTGGGTGTGGGTAAGTTCGTACCAGAGATCCATCCAGGTACCCCAGTGTTTGTCAATTTGAGAACCACCGATAGTGAGTTCAACTGTCTTGATAAGAGCGTGACCTACACGTCTAACCCAGGCAACCTTTTGGTTGTAGCAGTCAGATGTATAGTAAACAAGTCTATCACCAGTAACAGCGGGTAAGACAGCTCTTAAGTAGAGTCTTGTAGCAAGATCACCGTTTCTGAGGATTTGAACTGTATGTGTGCCGTTGAATTTGGCTGAATCGATAGGTTGTTCAATGCATTCGATTGAGAAGTTGGTGTGTCTTCTGTAAACAACCTTGAAGTAGGTTATTTGAGGGTTACCAGTAAGGTAAACATCTTGAGCACCATAAGCAACTAATTGGATTAATCCACCGCCCATATTTATATAATTTGATGACAGAAAAAAATTTATATTTTTTATATTAATTTTATTTATTGAAAATTAAAATATTATACTTTTTTATTAGTCTAATGACTTTATCAATTATTTAATATAAAAATATATTAGTGAGTTTTTTTTGTGGATAATATAAAAATATTATAAAAATAATAAAGATTTAAATATTTCTAAAAAATCTAAATAATATTTCTAAAAATCTAAATTAAGTATCTGTTATTAGTTGTTAAAAACATATTATTTTTACTTAAGAAATATTTAATATTGTCTAATATTAAGTTTTGTAGATGTCAAATACATTTAAGTTTAAACCGTCAAAATTAAAATTTAATAGAGAAAGAAAAACATTAGATGAAATACACCGTACAACAGTTGAACAATTTGATAATAATAATGAATTAATTTTAACAAAAAAACAAAAGATTTTATTATTGAATAAAAAAATAGATATTCTAGAAAAATCTAATGAAAAAGATAAAGATTTAAAAATTAATTCATTAAAACAAAGAATAAAGTTTTTAAACAACGAAATAAATGATATTTCATCTTTAAGTAACGAGTTAGATTATTTTGAAAAAACAAGAGATATATTATTAAAATATTATCAATATGAACATAAAATTGATGATATTCCTCAACAAGAAATTTTAGCAACACCTGAAACAATAACATCTACAATTTCACAACAAGAATTTACAGAAGATATAGAAAATAGTGATGAAAGTGATGATATTTTTGATAGATTAAATAAATTAAATAAAATAACAAATCAAACAATGAAAGAAAAAAAATTAATAAAAAGAAAGAAAATAAAAGAAGAAATTCCGCAATATAAATCTATATTAAGTTATTTAACAGAACACGATTTATCATCTAATACTATTAATAAAAATATAGAAAATTCAAATGATAAAGGAAGTTTAAAAGAACAATATTTATTTTTAACTGATGCTATTTATGTTTGTGATAAAGTAAAACTATCACCTATAAAAACATGTTCAACTTGTAATATAGAGAAAACTTTAATACAGTCAGAAGGTATTTATGTTTGTCAAAATTGTGGTAAATTAGAATATGTTATAATAGAAAGTGAAGTTCCATCTCACAAAGATTCTGGTAATGAAAAACCTAAGTATCCATATAAAACTATTAATCATTTAATAGAGAGATTAAATCAATTTCAAGCTAAACAAACAACTCTTATTCCACAAGAAATATATAATTTAATAAAATATGAATTGAAAAAGATGTTAATTGAGGAGAGTGAGACAACACCACATGATATCAAGAAAATTTTAAAAAAATATAGATTAAATACTTTTTACGAACATAACTTTTTGATTTTTTCACATATAACAAACACACCACCACCATCATTAACTAGAGATGAAGAAGAAAAAATAAAAATTATGTTTAAACAAACTGAGATTCCATTTAAAAAATTTAAACCAGGCGAACGTGCAAATTATCTAAATTATTCTTATGTTTTACATAAATTATTTTTAATAATTGCAGATCAATCTAATAGTAAAGATGTTAAAAATAGAATGTTTACTAATTCTAAATATTTTAGTTTATTAAAAAGTAGAGATAAGTTAAGAATGCAAGATTTAATTTGGAAAAATATATGTAAAGAATTAAACTGGACTTATCATCCATCATTTTGATTTATTTTTTATTTATTTTTATTAAATATATTTAAATAAAAAACATTTACAATACTTATAATGTCAGTTGAAGTAAACAATAGTATTTCTGTTAGTAATTCTGTTAGTGATAATGAACAAGTTAATAGTGGAACAGTAAGTTCATATGAACAAGATATGGAAAAGTACACTAAAATAGATAATCTTGACGAAGATTCTGGAGATGTACAATATGTTTTGGTTTCTTTTGTTTCTCCTGAAAAAGTTATGAACTGTAGTATTAGAGGACTTAAAATTAGACATTATAGAAACAGACCTGCTATTTTTTCAGATTATAGTCAAGCTCAAAAAGCTGCCGCTGAATTAAATGAACGTGAAAAATATTTTGATATCTTTGTTATGTCAACTGGTAGATGGTGTGCTTGGGATCCTGCACCAGATGATAGAACTAAAGTTGAATCTGAAAAGTGGGCTAACGAAGATCAACAACGTTTAATGGATAATCTTAAGAAAGTTAATCAAAAACAACAAAAAGATCTTAATGAACTCAATGCTTTAGTTGGAAAAAAGAAAGATATGATAGAACAATCTAAAGATGAACATAAAGATAGAATAATTAATTCAGTTAAACAAGGTATTTCTGAGAAATCTACTAGAACAGAAGAAGGGCAGTCTAGCGAACCACAAGTTAGACAACCTCAACAAAGACAAGTAAGTAAGTCACATGATAGTAGTAGTGTAAAAGAAAGACTTAGACGTACGTTAGAAGAAAGAAGACAAAAAGAAGAAGTAGTAAAATCAACTACACCAGTTCAACAATTAACGAGTGAAGTAAAAACTAATTTATCAGATCAAACTAAATTAGAAGAAAACATAAATAAAGCAAAATCAATTTTAGAAAAATTACAGAAAAAATAAAATCTATTAATATATGGAAATAAAAACAATATCTTTTATTTTATTAATAATAGGATTTATAATACTATATATAGATCAATATTATAGATATAATTATAGAAAACCAAAAGAAAGAATAATATATAAATATATACCAAGAACACCTAGAGAAGAATTAGATGAACCTGTTTTTGCGTCAGATATTTTTGAAACAATGTTTTCACAACCTGACCCGTGGATCTTAAGTTTAAATGACTTAGATACACGAGAAAAAAATAAAATTAATCAGTATTTTATATCAGCAGTATAATAATTTATATTAACTATTTTTATCAAACTTTTTTTTAAATTGCTCAAGACTTTTTAGTTTTTTATCAATAATATTACCATTTTCATCAACTTCTTCTTTTTCTACTTCTATTACTGATTTATTTTTTTTTATATTTTGCATCCAAGTATTAAAATTAAATAGACTTGAATTTGAACGCCAATTTTTATTATAATTATTTTCATGATATTTTCTAAATTGTTGACATCCTAATTTAATTTGTGTATTAACTAGGTTTGGTGCTTTATACCAGAATATTCTTTCTAAAGATATATTAACATCTCGTCTATTATCAATAACCATACACCCAAAGTCTGCTACCAAACCTGCAAAAACTTGTCTGAAAGAATCGAAGTTAGGAAACATTCCAGCATAATGATCATATAATTTTTTTTGATTAGAAATATATTCTTCTTTTAATAAAAATATATAATCAAAATTACTTCTTAATTCAGGAGTAATACCTAATGGATATTGCATTGTTAATATATACATTATTTCATAATGTCTGCCGTTATATAAAAGTTCTTGAATAGGTTGATCTCTCATCCAACTTCCTTTTGAACTGAGACAGTCATCCATAATACAATATGTACGAGCATCTACTTTTTTACCATTCTTTATCTTTTGTTTTTTCTTTTCAATCATTTCTGTTTGTCTTTGTAACAATCTCATCATTAATTCACTTTTATATTCATAATGAATATAAGAGTCTGGAAAAAAATCATTATAAAAAGAATTCATTCTATCAGTAGGTGCAATTACTATTCCACAAGGAATACTTCTAAAGTGATGTATAATAGCACGTACAACCCAACTTTTACCACTTCCTCTTTTTGCTATCATAACAATTGCAGGATTATCAACCATATTTTCTAATTTAAATTGTCTGATTGGTAGTTTATTACCATCACGAAGTTCAATATCTTTTATACCCATATTAATAAATAAGAAAAATAAAAATAATTAAATAAATTGACGGCAACAAATATAAATCGCCAGATTTATATTTTTGCCCTGAATTTTTACTAAACAAAAATATCTGGTGTAAAGGTTTGACCACCTGTTTTTACTAAATTTATTCCTTGTTGTTGTTGTTGTTGAAGTTGTTGAACAGGAGCTTGTGCATTAGGAATATTACCAGGAGCTACTGGATTAATAACAGTTGCAGGATTTATTAAAGTAGATGTTTGAGGAGCATTAGCTGTATTTGGTAAAGTTATTCCACCAGTAGTAACTAAAGTAAATGTTTGATTAACTGGTTCAGATGGTTGATCTATTACTAGTTTATAATTTGGTACAGTTGTTTGTTGTTTATTTTCTTTATTATAGTTAAAATAACCATAAACTATAAACCAAACTAAAACTGCTACAATTATAGGAATTATTATATCATCATATTTATCATCATCACGAATTTTTTTACCTTTCTTTAATCTTCTTTCATTTTCTTTCTTTCTATTCCAAGATAAATAAGCAAAAACAATTGTTCCTGCAACTAAACCAATAATAACAGGATTTCTAATTATTTCTTTCAACATTTTTATATTATTATTAAATATTTTTATTTTTCACTAAACATTGCTTTATAATATTCCTCTTTATTTATACCTGATATTTTGTTCTCAATAATATTTGGTTTTACAATATTTATTTTTGTTTCTGAATGATTGTTTACAGGTTTAATGATATTATCTTCTATAGTTTTTTCATTATTAATTATTTTAGGAGGTGTAACTGTTTTATGACTAAATGCACCTCCTAATGAATTTATTTTTTGAAAGTATTCTTCTGATGAATTTGTTGGTTTTTTATCAGTAACTTCAATTCCCGTTTCATCTTTTAATATTAATTCATTGTTATTATTTATTTGATTTAATTCTTTAATGATTTTATTAGCATTTTGTACTTCTTCTAATTCTTCAACACCGTTATCATTTGGATCAATTATACTACCACCATCAAATTGATTAATAACTTCTCTATTTTCATTATCTAACATATTTCTAACTAGTTGACCTTGTTCAGGTAAATATTCGTTTCTTAAATATTCTGTTAATATATCATTTAATGGTAAAGCTTTTAAGATTGCTTCTTTAATAGCATCTTTTATAATCTCAATACATTTGAGTTGATTTTGTTTAATTTCAACTGAAGAATAATTATGCCAAAATAATACTGGATTATTAAAAAAATGTTTCGCAGATTCTATATATATTTTATGTATAAAATCTTTAATGTCAATTTTCTCGTGATATTTTTCTTTTACAATCATACATTCTTTACCAGATGCATTAAAAGTTAATAATATAATGTGACTTTTAAAAACAGCTCTAATTAATTTTTCGAAGATATCTGCATTTTTACTAGAATCTCTAATTCTAACCATTTCAGACTCTATTAAATTTGAATTTAAAGAGGGTACACCTTTTAAAAAATGTTGGAAAATTTTAAGTACACCTGGATTTTTAACTTGGTCATCTTTTAACATAGCCTCGTCGTATTGTTTTTCTACTTCTAATGATTTTGTGTACATTGATTTAATACCTTCTAAAACTAAAGGCGATATCATATTAATTAAATATTCAGTATAAATATTTTTTATATCGACTATATTTTTTTCATAATAGTGCATTTAGATAATAATAGTTCAGATATTATTATCTAAAGAATAACTTAAAGAATTATTGTTTAGTGCAGTTACCACCACGTGAAGATAAGAAGTTATTTTCATTCTTAGTCATACATACACAACCGCTATCTTGCCAAGCATTGTTGCACATATATTGACTAGGAACAAATTCACCTTTCATTTTATCAAAA